AACTCAAAAAGGTGAGAGATATTATGAGTCGGATTACGGAACTAATTTACTGAAATACATATTCGAACCCAATGACCAATTAACGGCAAGTGATGTTGAAGAAGAGATTAGAAATACGGTGGCATTATATATTCCACAAGTTAAGATTACTTCGGTTAAATTTAATTGGAATGAAACCGAGGACGGTCAACCAATACCTGAGACACAATTAAATGTCAATATTCAATTTGTATATACTGAGGGTTCGTTAACAGAACAAGGTAATATTGATTTAAATTTTTAAAACATAGAAAATGGCAGAAACAACAAATGTAGTTCAATACGGAAGTAGAACTTTCGGTGAAATCAGAACAGACCTGATAGCATTAATCAGACAAATGTACCCAGAAGTCCTTAGTGATTTCACAGATTCAAGTGTGGGTGCAATGCTTATTGACCTCAATGCTGGTGTTACTAATAATCTTAGTGTTAATACCGACAGAGCATTCCAAGAGACTCAATTGCAATACGCACAACAAAGGGCAAGCATATTAAATATAGCTAAAAATATGGGATTCAATATTCCTGCTCGTAGACCGTCTGTCACCGTTGTTGATTTTAGTGTTGTTGTTCCTGTTCTTGGAAATGCGCCTGATGCAAGTTATTACCCAACATTACTTGCTGGTGCACAGGTTCTTGGTGGTGGTAAGACCTTCGAGACCCAAGAAAATATTAATTGGAGTTCTCTGGTTAGTAATCTTGGTGACCCTAATCGTAGCATTATTCCAAACCTAAACACAAATGGTATTCCTGAATCATATACTGTTACAAAAAGAGAAGTCGTTATAAATGGTGCAACAAGCATTTATAAGAAAATTATTAGTACAACAGATGTTATTCCGTTCTTCTCATTAACACTACCAGACCCAGACGTTATTGAAATCGAAAGCATAATTCTTTTAGAAGGCACTAATTACACGACAAACCCAACTACTGGTGATTTTAATGATTTCAATAGTAGATATTTTGAGGTTGATTATCTGGCACAACAACGTGTTTTCATTGAAGATGGTCTGGCTTCAAGTGCCAATACCACAACAAATAACATTAAAGCAGCACGATGGGTTGATATTACGAAAAAATTCATAAAGGAATACACGCCTAAAGGTTTCTGTAAACTAACTTTTGGTTCTGGTGACAGCGATGTTAATGCTTTCCGAGATGGTTTCTTAAAAGAAGGTGTAAGCAATCGTTATTTCCTTGAAAACTTTTTAAATAACACGGCATTGGGTGAGAAACTCAAAGCAAATTATACGTTGTTTGTTAAGTATAGAACTGGTGGTGGTGTGGCATCGAATATTGGTTCTGATGTATTAACACAACTCGGTTCTTATACTTTAGAAGTTAATGGTTCTCGTCAAAACATTAATCAGCAGGTTCAAAGAAGTTTACAAACAACAAATCCAATTCCAGCAATTGGTGGAAACGATGGTTTAAGTACGGAACAAATTAGACAGTTAATTAAATATAATTTTGCCAGTCAATATAGGGATGTAACGCTTACCGATTATTTGTTGCAGGTGTATAAGATGCCCGGGGAGTTCGGTTCTCCGTATCGTGCAAACGCATTTAAAATAAACAACAAAGTCGTGATTTCGATATTGGGGATTGGTGAAGACGGTAAGTTATCAAACAACAGTAATTCATTGTTAAAAACAAATATTGCTGAATACCTATCACAATATAGAATGGTTAATGATTACATTGAGATTAAGGATGGTAAAATATATAATTTGGCGTTCGAAATCGATGTGTATGTTGAGAATACCGCAGATAATCAAATTGCTAATAGCATTATTAAGCTCGTTACTGATTTTCTGGATATCAATGTTCATGAAATGAATCAAGACGTTTTTCTTGGCAGATTAGAAAAAGAAATCCTGAATGCCAATGGTGTGATAAATATTATTGATGTTAAGGTATTTAATAAGGTCGGTGGTCAATATTCTACCAACACTATTGCACAGGGAATAACCAATACCACAACTGGTGAAATTAAGATAGAAAATAACACAATTTATTCGACACGGGATTCGATGTTCGAAATTAAGTATCCTGAGAAAGATATTAAGGTATTATTGAGAAAGAATGTTGTTTAATGGAAGTACTGAAAAAGACGATATTACAAGTAGTAACTTCAGGTATTACTCAAGGTGATTGGAATGCAAACACCAATACGCCCGATATTACAGCAGCAGTTGGTGCTGGATATATGTGGTATGTTTTAGTTGCTGGCAACACTGTATTGGGTGATATTGATAGTTGGAATGTGGGTGATTGGGCAGTTAAACATGATGGTGGTTGGGGAAAATTGATTAATGGTGTTCCGAGTTCAAGTGGTGAAACATTAATTATCCCTGATTTTAGTGTTGACGTTTTTTTTAAAATTGGGTTGAAACAGGTTGGTCATGATTTGGGATTTATGGATGCGTTTAGTGAACCACCAGAACCAGTACCACCAGAACCACCAGTGGAAACATTTTATCTGGTTGATAGTGAAAGCAATCCATTCGTGGATAATGATAATGGTAATTTTATATATGAATAATTATGGCAAATAAAAAACTTTTTCAAGATTTAGTGCTAACAAGCACACCACTCACTACCGATAGATTTGCGTTAGGTAAATCTGGGAGTGCTTATAAAAATATAACTGCTGCCGATTTAAAGACTTGGATAACAAGTTCAATACCAGCACCCTATGTGCCAGCGTTCTTAACAAAAGTAGTTAATATCGGTGCTCTTGCTATGGATAGTAATTCTTCGAATGCCGATAAAGATGTTGCTTTGGGTGTTCAAAGGTCTAAAATTAGAAGTTGTCAAGTACTCATACTTTCAAATGATGGTGGTTTATACCCAATGGCACTGCCAGCAGGTAATAAAGAAATGAAATCTTGGTGGTACATAAGGCAAGAACCAAACTATGCAAGCAATGCCAGAGTTCGAATATATTCTGAAGGTTCTAATGTAAACAGGTCTTTCTTTAATCAAGGCTCATTTAGTGGAAGCGGACCGGGTGGAAACAGAGGTTATATTTATGTTACCTATGTGGCTTAATAAATTGAAAATATGAAGATAATACAAAGTTTTGCGTGGTTAGATGAAGGGTCATATTATTTGAGATACAATAATGATAAGGACGCAATGAATAAAACTTTTTTGAATTTTTATTCTATGTTACTTAGTGTTTTGACGTTACAAAAATATTATGGTGAAGTCACAATGTATTGTAATCAAAAAGCACATGATAGTTTTATTAAATATCTCCCCTATCATGAGATTAAAATCGTTGAAAACAAAAACAATCTCAATTTTTGGAATTATTATAAGGTAGATGTGATAAGAAAACAAAGAGCTAAATTTATTCATGTTGACCCAGATGTTATGATTTTTGATGACTTGTTTTCTGAATTCATTAACACAAGAAAATATGATATGATTGTTCAAGATGTAATTCCTGATTATCTCAATCCGATTAAATGGGAAATGGATACAATTAGAGAATATTTGAAAAAATATGACATCATAAATCCCGAACTTTGTGATGGTAAAGCGTTTAGTAATGGTGTTATTGGGATGAATGTTAAAGCAAAAGATGAATTCATAAAAATGGCTGATGCATTAAAACATGGGTTTGAAACAGGTAAATTGAAAGTTCATGAACATCTTATTTCAATGATATCGGAAGAATTGGCGAGTTATTTAGTTGCAAGGAAAAACGACTATAAATTTATGGAAATTCTTCCATATGACAACGTATTAAAAAATGGTTCGAGACAAACAGCAAATGAACGAAAATTCACACATATGTGGGGTAATAGTAAGTTCAATCCACAATATGTTGAAATAATGAAACTTAAAACAATAAAAGAATTTCCACTATATGCTGATTTGATTGAACAATATGAATTAGAAGTGATGGATGAAATTGTTATATAATGATAACAGGAACAACAGATAATAGTAGATTAAATGAGTTACGTAAATACACGATAACCACGAATTTTGCTAACCAATATGTTGGTGGTGGGAGTTGGATACAGGATGGTGTTGACTACTTAAACTCACCAGCAATTGAATATGTTGTTTACTTTATTGGAGGCATTCGATATGTTGATGAAACACTAATTAATGGGACAACAACGTCATTCAGTTATTTACCAAACAACACCTATAATTTCATCGATGAACAATATATAAAAAATCCGAATAAAGAAAAGATAATAAGCAATCCTAAAATTTATGATGATGTATTTATAACCAGAGACAACT